ATGGCCTCAAAGGAAGTAACTGGTAAGACAGAACAAGAACTGCGGGAACTGCGCCGAGAGTTTGAGCAGTCTACCCGAGGCCAGCTTTACGACTTCGAGGAGAGCTTCTGTCTTTCCAAGATTCCTCGCCAGCCGAAGGAGTACGATGGACCGACTCGATACTGCTATTCACGAAATTTAGTACACGGTAAGAATCGCTGTAAGTTCCACGGTGGCATGGCTACCGGGAACACCGACAATCTGGACCCTTTAGCAAATATGAAGCACGGAATGAACGCAAAGCGTGAGAATCTGGTCAAGGATTTCTCGGACGCCGATCGACAACTCTACGAGTGGATCGTGGAGGAGTGGCCGGTGGCTTACGACGTGAATCTTGACGACGACCCGCTTGCGGCTTACGAGTTTCACGCGCTCGCTGTCGAGATCGTCCGTGCGGAGCGGGCAGAGGGCTTCCTGATTCGGGAGGGCGAAGACAATCAGAAGAAGGTCTTTGGCCCGGATGGGTCTGTCCACTTCGAAGACGTTCCGCACTATCTCGCGGATATGCTTCAGAGACAGCGGAAGCTGATCATGCGGATGGAGGATAATCTGGGGATTTCCCGGAAGAAGCGGCTCAAGAACGAGCAGGCACAGGACGCGACGGACGTGATGAAGTCGTTTGCCGAGGTCGGGGCTTCTCTCATTGCCGACGCCGACACGGAATACGATCCCGGCGCGTGGGATCCGGACGATCTGGATGCGGCTTGAGTCGTTCTCGGCAGGATATTGGTTGGCTCCAGAGATGGAGGTTACCACATACGGCGGGAAGCGTGCTATCATTCAGGATGACGTGTACGACGAACTGGTGGGGGAGACCGGCAACGCGAGTCCGGTCGCTTTCGTCGGCGGTCGTCGCTACCCGCTGTACCCGGATGGGTGGATTACGCACAACGTAGTCGCCCTTCCGGAAGACCGATCTTCTGCTCACGGACAGGACGCGTTACTCATTTCGAAAGGGAACGGCCGAGAGGTGTTTTCCCTGTGAGTAGCGCGGCTATTTTTCTCGTCGACGCGTTCCCGCAGGCTTCGTTCTGCCGAGGCAGAGCCGAGGCCCCAGCCGGGGACTCGGGAGAGTGCGGGGACCGCTGATGGCGACGACTTCCTCAGCGGGTCCACGGGACGGCCTGAAGAAACCGGCCGACATTGAGGTATTCCGGGTCACTCCGGAAGATGAGAGCTATATGGCCGATCACGAGCGTCCTGTGGTGGTCGTGATGTGGCACGGAAACGGCTACGAGCGCGACGACTGCTGGATTCAGATTGACCAGGAAGCCGCGTGCGATCTCGATTCTTGGCAGTAATAGAGAAAATCCGAGACTAATACATGAATCAGGACGTTCTTAGAGACTTTGCCGACCAACTCGGCGTCGAGGAAGACGTTATCGAGGATCGTTGGCAGGGGCGTCCTGATCGGCTGGCGGAGGACATTTTCCAGATTCAGGACATGGATTCCGGCCTGATCCGAGATTTGGAGCTGTTCGACACCCAGAGGAAGGCCATTCACGCCTATTTCTACGGGGACGCCGACACGATTAACAACTACAAGGGCCGGCGTATCGGCTATTCGTTCGTTTACGTGGTCGCCTTCCTGCTGGAAGGGATGTTGGTGCCGAACTCGGTCTATCCTATCGTTTCTCGGAAGTTCGAGCAGGCCACCAACCGAATCAACGACATTCAGAAGCTGATCGACAACGCGAAAGTCGAGATTCCGACCGATAAGGACAATCGGGACGAAATTATCCTCTGGAACGGCTCCAAGTACAAGGCGTATTCCGGCGATCCCGACGCCTCTCGGGGAGACGACTCCGCAAGAGCCGTTCTCCTTGATGAAATGGCCTTCATTGAGAACCAAGAGAAAGTCTCGCGGGCGTTTGGTGCGTTCCTCGCGCTCGGGAAGGGCCGTAAGATGGTCCAAGTTTCGACGCCGAACGTCGAGAACGACCTATTCATGTCTACCCACAGACGCGGGTCGCCGAATGGGTACGACGAAGACGGCAATCGGATTGGCGTTATCTCGATCGAACAGCCGTCGTTCTGGAACGCCGAGGAGATCGACGTTCACACCCCGCTGACGCAACAGGAGACGCGGCCGGTGCGGCCGGACATGAACATCGAGCGGATCGAGGAGGAGAGAGCGGCCGATCCCGAGGGTTTCGGACAAGAGTATCTCTGTCGTCCGATTGTGGACGAGTATCGGTTCTTTTCGGTCGAATCTATTGAGGGGGCGATGGAGCGCGGCGAGAAGGCGTCGTTCCTCACCGGCCTCAACGTCCCGAATAGGGCGGATCTTCGTGTTCTCGGGGTGGACATTGGCATCAGCCACGACGACACGGTGATTCAGGTGTTCGATCACATTGACGATCGACGTCTTCACCGCTACTCGGAGGTAGTGACCGACGATCTGCTTGGAGACCACGGCTTCCAGAATCCGGATCGGGCGAACGCGGAGCAGGTGGTGGCTCGGATAGCCTACGTGTTCCGGCAGATGGACGCGGATCTGGTCGTTCTAGACCGGACGGGTCCGGGGGAGACGTTCGATCGACAGTTGACGGCCAAGCTCGGCCGGGCGGTGGTCGGCTTCAACTTCTCTGACAAGCGGAAGGTCGAGGAGATGATGGGGGACATGAACAGCGCCCTGCGGAACGGGCGTGTCTCTCTGATTCCGGATGACCGCTTGAAAGACGAATTATCGTCTATCATCAAGGAGAAGAAGGAGGATTGGTCCGTTCCCAAGTTTTCTGGGAAGGACAACTCCGAGACGGGGAAGGACGACACGGCTATGGCGGCTGTGTTAGGGGCCTTCCCGCCTGGTTATGCGGTCGCGCCGGGACGGAACGCTGATCAGCGTTCGACAGCGGCTCCAGAACCCGCTGAAAGCGGTGGAGGGTCGGAGCCACCGCGACCGGACCCAAAACAGGCCGCCGCGAAGCCGGCGTCCGGGGCGTGCGGTGCGGCTCGGGTACGACAACGAGGCGGTGGGTACAGACGCGGTTCTAACTACAGCTCGCGCCACTCTCGGCGCTAAATCTATTCTACATGGGCGACATTCAGGACGAAATACTACAAAAGGCCAGTAATGGCACTCTGCCGGGACAAGAGTATCCTGGACAGTTCGCGCTCGATTCGCCCAAAGCGGTTGTCAGGCGGGCTTCGGGGCAGGGAGGGAAGCCCCGTGAATCCGAGGCCCCGGAAGCGAAGATAGCGGAGTACCGCCTTATCGCCGATACCGATCCCCACGTTGGGGAGGCCATTGATACGCTGGTCGATTACCTCGTTGGTTCGGGCTACAACATAGCACCCGCGAACATCGTGGGGACCGACGAGGAACAGACACCGGAAGACGTTGCTCCGATGAAGCAGTTGGTGGAGTCGTCGGACTTTGAAGAGGTCTTGTTTCAATGGGTATGGCACGCTCTGGTTGACGGAACGGGGTTCTTGGAGATTGTCGTCGAGGACGACGTGTTCAAGCCAAAGGTTCTGCCGACCGAGCTGATGGAGATTCAGGCCGACAAGTTCGGGAACCCGGTTGAGTATATCCTTGAACCTCCGACCGGCAACGAGATCAAGTTCAAGCCATACGATCTCGCGGTACTCTCGTTCCACAAGCACCCTGGCGAGGACTTCGGAAGGAGTCTGATCGAGCGGTGTGAGGAGCAGGCGGATATGCTCCGGGACATGGAAATCGACATGGCCCGGTTTATTGCGACCAAGGCCTATCCGCCCGTGATTTGGAAGCTCGGGTCGGACGAACGCCCGTGGACGCAGGATCAGATTGACGGCTGGCTCGATACGGTTTCGGAGATCGAGCCGGAGTCCATGCTGGCGGTCGGCCACGACGTTGACCACGATATTGTGGGCGTTACCAGCACGTCGTCTACCAGCGGCGCTATGCGGCTGGAACCTGTCTTCCACCACCTACTTCGTCGTATCTTCACGGCTCTCGGCCTTCCTGCCTTCCTGGGCAACATTACCGGAGACGAGACGAAGAACGAGGCCGTCGCGGTCATGCCGAAGTTCGATCGGCGGATTCAGCGATACCGGCGTATCATCAAGTCAGCCATTCGCCACCAGATCTTCGTTAGTATCCTTGCGGGAGATTCGGACCCTGCGGAGGCTAACGTTTTACCGCCCGACTTTGAGTTCGGCCAGCACTCCAGCGAGGAGGAGCGGCTGGACACAGACATGGCGATCAAACTGGTGAACAATGGTCTACTCACTTTCGAGGCCGCCGCCGAGCGAATAGGAATTGACCCAGAAACGGAGCTTCCCCAGGAGGGGGATTTGGACGAGCATATCATCAAGATCCAGCAACTCGCCGGGAAGGGGGATAACATTCAGAACCCCGATGGTGGCTACCCGACCGATACCGGCGGTGGAGCCGAGTCGGCAGGTGGTGAGGTGAAGACCCGACAGAATCCGGAGCGAGATACTTCTGGAGGCAACAGCCGCAATCAGCAAGCCCAGACGGAAGCATAAGAGATGTCAAACGACAAGAGAGATCCGTTTGACTTCAAGGCATTACAGCGGGAGGAAGAATCGGCTATCCTTCACCGGCTGGATGAGCGAACCGAGCGTATAGACAGTCGAATCGAACGAATGGACGGGCGGGTTCAAGAGCAGGACGTTCGGCTCTCTGAACACGACGACAGGATACAACGAAATACGACTATCATCAATGCGATCACTTTCGGCTTTGGTTCGTTTGTCGCCGCTGTCATGGCGAAGTTAGGCGGGTTTATACGGATATTCTAACATGGATAGCGACGTTAAACAGCAAGAAGGCGACGAGGCGAGCGTGGGGTGGAACATTACGTTCTCGCTCCCGGAGACGGTCGTTGATTCGCTTGACGAGGGATTCAACAAGCACGGGGTTCGGGAACACGACGACGGTTCTATTGATGTTATTTTTGCGGCGATGGAGCCGGGCGTCCGACGCGGCGTGGAAGTGACCGATTCGTTCCTCCAGAACGTTTCTCGTCACAACTACGGAAGACGTCTTCCGCTTCAGTTCGACCATTCGCGCTCCCAGAGAGCGAACGTCGGCTGGATTGACCCGGAGAACGTCAGGTTCTCAGACGGGTTCTTGCGGGTGATGGCTCACATTCCGAATACTGGTTCTCAGATTCGGACGGACACGATTAACGACTTTACCCACGACCCGCCCGCGATCAGCGACGGATCGGTTGGGTTCGACCCCCGGACGATCGAGGTCGAGCGACCTAGCGAGCGCGGGGAAGACCCGGTGTTCGTTGACGCCCGGCTTCAGGAGTTTAGTTTGACTCCGTTCCCGGCCGGGTACGACAACGGTGGGCTGACGCCTGCCTTTTCCGAGGTAGTCGGCCAATCTATGACCCCCGTTTGGGGCGAGAGTCGACTGTTGGCCCGGAAAATCTGACAATTATCTACTACTGATTTACTATGTACGAGTTCAGTCTTGACACGCCCGTTGAGGATCTGGACGAAGCGGATCTTCGTTCGACCCTCGACGAGTTCATGGAGAAGCACGAGGAGAACGTTGAGGAGTTTTCGGCCGTGGAGGCCGACCGAGACGAGTTCAGCGAGAAGGTGGAAAGCCTTGAGGCGGAGGTTTCGGAGTACGCCGAGACTGCCGGGGCGCTCCAGGAGAAGTTCGCGGAGGTCGTCGCCGAGGAGAGTCCCCTGTTCGACGCCGATGAAGTGGCCGAGCGGTTCTCCCTTGAGGAACTGATTTCGAAGGCCGACGCCCTCGGGGCCTTCTCGCTGGCTACGGAAGTCGGCGAGGCCGCTGACGACGATGCCGAGGAGAGCGAGGGTTCGACCTTCGCCGACAAGCCGGAGCGCGCTACTGTCCCCGAGGACACCAAGACGAAGTTCCGCGAGCAGGCCGAGAGCGACCTTCGGGCCGTTCTGGGCGATTACTAAATTTTCTATCTGATTTTCAATGGCCCACATTCGCATTGCGACTGGTGCTGAACAGCCTATCAACCGTGACGCCGCCGTGTCCCAGCTTGCCGGCGAGGAAGGCGATCTCGTTGGCATGAATCCAGACGGGGATTGGGTGGCCGCCGACGCCGACTCTGGGGTTGCCCAGAAGGCGTCTGGTGTCCTTGCGGCTCCCGTCACCGACCCCGCCGACTTCCCGAACGAGGAACTTCGTATTATCGTTGAGAGCGAGCGCGAGCTTGTCGGCGATACGCGTATTGCCGTCGTGAAGTACGGTGTCATTCTGGAGAACGCCGACGAGGATTGGGGCTTCACTCCCGGCGAGCCTGTCTATCTCGGCCCCGGTGGTGGCTTCACCCAGACCAAGCCCTCGGCGGTTGGCGATCTCGTTCAGGTCGTCGGCGAGGCGACGGATGACGGCGAGGCGGTGTTCCTCGACGTTGAGACCGGCTACGACGTTGTGGCCTGAACGACTGCTAACAGTTTCTATTTGAGGTTTTTCTAAAATGGCTAACCCTTCGCGGAAGCGCGAACTGACGACGAAAGACGACGTGCCGCTGTCCGACCTGCTCGGCTACGGTATGGAATTGATTGAGACTTACCGGGAGGCACCCCGGACCTTCCTTTCTACCTTCACTCAGGAGGTCTCCAGCCGCGTCTTCATGGCCCGCACGGGCGACATGACGTGGAACGAACTGGCGGAGATGGAACACGCCCGCACGGGTACTCTGGACCGGAGCCAAATGGCGTTCTCGGTCAAGTCCTACGGACGTTCGCTTGGCTACTCGCGTGAGTTTATCGAGGACAACCCCTCGGAAATGCTCCGCGAGGAGATGGCCGCGATGATTCGCGGTGCCGACGACAAGGAGTTCGAGGTTCTGTTCGACGTTCTCAAGAACGGTGTCGCTGACGGCACCGAACTCTGGTACATTCCACAGGACTACGCGGGACAGTCGTTCTCGAACACCCATAACCACACCTACGCCGACACCGAGGCGCTGTTCGGTGACGCGAACGGCCACGCGGTCTCGGATCACATCCGCGCGGCGAACAAGGATCTTCGGGAACACGGCTACCGCCCGGTGGTCGCGCTCGTTTCCCATGACGTTGCGGCCGAGGCGGTCGCGGCCCGAACCGATGGGCAGAACTACCACATCCCCGAGGCCGAGGGGCTTCGTGAGGGCGCTCTGCCGGAGCAGACGCTTATCGAGGACGGCGTTCGACTCGTTCAGACGGCGTGGCTCAACGGTGACGAAGCACAGGACGTGTACGTTATCTCCCAGAACGGCATGAACGGCGCTCCGATTAAGACGAACTACCCGCGCCCCGTCGAGCTTACCGACAACACGGGCGCTCCGATCGGGGGCGCTGGTGGCTCCTACGGCGACCCGGCGGCCCTTCTCGGTGCCTACGGCTCCATGCGGATGGGCGCGAAAATGGCTGACCCGCTCGCGGCCGTCAAGTTCACCGCTGACAACATCGCGTAAGCGGTGTTGCTGAAACCGTCCCATGACACACGAATATTCTAAGGAAGACCTGATTCGGATGGGGCGGTCAGAACTTCGGGCCGCTCACGGTCTTAACAACGACTCTGAGATTTCTGACGAGTTTCTGGTCGAGCAGATCGAGGCGTTCGCTGATGAAGTGTACGCCGAAGTGGGCTACGAACCGGATCTTGGACCGGGAACCCCCGGCTATGACGCGGTTCGGTTCTATGGCCTCATTCGGGCGGCGTACTTTTTGAGTCCCGAGACCGGACCTACGTCGATCAGCCACGCTCGGCGGTTCGACTACGAAGACGATCAAACACTCATTCATTGGCGTAACCGCTTGGTGCGGGCGCTTTCTACCCTCTAATGGCAGTTGACGATAATACCCTGAAAGCAGAGGTCCGGGCCTTGACCGATTACGGAGTGACGATTATCTCGGACGATGACCTCCAGGAAGTCGTTGACCTATCGAAGCGCGAACTTCTCGCCGACATAGGAACCCAGGAAGTGGACTTGTACGACGACCTGAACGCGGAACGGGCATTGTTCTGGTTGTCGTGTATCTTTCTCAAGGTCAAGTCCGGCGAGATCTACGCCCCTTCGTTCTCGATCTCCGAGTTGAGCGTTCGGCAGTCGAACTTCACGGAGCGGCACGGTATCTGGATGGACAACTTCCGGAAGCACTACCGAGCTATGGACGGCGGCGCTCCGGTCGGTCACACGAAGTCGAACCGGCCCGATCGAGCCTACGGATTCGACAACTCCGCTACGTCTAACGGTCTATGATTCTCCCGGCCCAGAAGACTGCGGCTTCGGTCGCTATCAGCCGATACGGGGAAGACGCGCTCATTCTACGCCCAGTTGACGACGACAGCGCGGTGGATGGATACGGCAAGACGGCGGAAGATTCGTGGGAAGAGGAAGCCGTGGAGCCGGTCGTTCGGGTCTACCAGCGGGGAGCGGCCCCAAGCCAAGGTCGGGTTACCGGGGGACGGTATTTGACTGAAAGTCCGGTTCTGATCTTTATCGCGGATTCGCTGGTTTCGGAGGGTTTCCGGGTCTCTTACGGAACTTCTGTTTACGAGATAGATTCGCTGACTCGGTATCCGACCCACATCGAGGCAGAGACAACTTCTGTTGGATAATCTCACATGGTTACATTTCGCGTTGACGTAGACGGCAAGAAGGTCGGCCGTCAAATCAAGCGTCGTATTGAGGACGGCGTTGACTCGGCGGCTGACGACATCAACGACGAAATGCGGCAGGTGGCGAAAGGGAAGATTCGTTCAGAGAACGCGATATTTACTCGGGAGCTGATCTCTGAGTTCACCGACGCCAAGGTGACGTTCGGAGACAGCACCGTTGCGTCTCTCCGAAACTTGGCTCAACACGCTCCGTATCAGGAGGAAGGGGTAAGCGGAACCCAAGTTCAGCGAGATACCCCCTACAAGTACAAAGACAAGAAGCCGCCGCTGGATTCGCTGATTCCGTGGGTGATCGAGAACCTACAAGGGTCGTACTGGCCCGACGATCTCGGTGACCCTCCGGCTGGATTCTTCGATCCTGATGGCCCAGCACCTTCCGGCAGTTCTCGTTCTTCCGGGTCTGGTGGCGTTAACACGTCTTCAGATAGCAACTCCGGCGTTCCGATAGACGAAGACCGGCTGTACGTTGAAGAAGACGGCTTCCGGTCTCATGGTCGGAACGAGGAGTTCTACGGGGACGAACTGTACCCGAATCAGCGAATTGTCGTCTTCAACGAGAACGAGAAGGAGTACCTTCGGGCGACTATCAAGACGTTCGGTAGTTCGGACCAGTCGTTCAAATTTGAATTAGACGACGTTGACGGCTCCTTATTCAAACTCTCTAATAACGGGGCTGGACCGTGGCGACTCATAGCGACGGAGGTGTGGGAGGAACTTGACGAAGAAACCCAGCGGGAACGGCTGGCTGGGTACTTTGACGACTTCATTTCCACCAGCTATCAGTCGTGGCTCCAGCCGAGCTACAAACAGAACTACGGCATGACGGAGCCGGATCCGTCTGCTATTGAAAGTGCCCGAGACCTGTGGACTGGTCCGATTTTCGATCGGTACAAGGACAAGTCCGTTGTACGAGAGCAGGTGCGGAACTTTGAGGCGATCGTCTCGCCGTCGAATCAGAGTCTACAGAGCAACCCTACTCGGGGTGGTGCGATTCTCGATCTCGACGGAACGACTCGCTTTGTCGGTCTCTTTCTGTCCGACGACCAGTTTGCGAACCTCTCTCATTGGAGCTTAAGCGACCGGCGAATGGTGTTGGGACATGAAGCCAAACACAGTCTTAGTTCGGTTCTGGGATACGCAAGAACCGGAGATTCGACGTACAAGGCGCTGTTAACGAGTTCCGAGTGGAACCCGTCTGGTCTTCAAACGAACGCCGATCCAGAGCTTCCGTCCCACGCCGAGGAACTGCTGTTCAGAGATAACGATAACAGCGGGAAGGTGCTGGGCGGATTGGGGTGGCTGAAAGACGCATACTCCGCCGCGGAGGGTGGCGAAGACGGAATTGCGTCCTACCAGCCAGATATCGAAACAGGACGGGACCAGCCGTATAGACGGCTTCACGAAGCGGCGAATCGCGTCTGGTGGCTTCAAGCAGTTGCTGGGCGCGATCTCTATCGAGAGAAAGGCGACCTCACGGAGATAAACGACGCCAGCATATTCGTTCGGAGTACGTATAGTGCCCAAAATGCCGCTGAAACTCTCGCTACGCTTGAGGAAGTCATGTGGGGAGAGTGGGACGAATGGGAAGACCGACTAGAGTATCTGGTTGCGTTGTACCCGTGGTTCGTTGAGACGTGGCTGGACGGCCATACCCCCCCAGAAAAGGTCAAAGACTTCTTGATAGAACTCGGAGTTGAGGTATAATGGTGTGGACTCTCCGGCTCTATGACGAGAACGGGGTTGAGATTGGGTACGTGGAAAAACCCGATCGAGAGACGTACAACTACGCGATTACCCACCCCGAACCGGACTGGGAGAACCTGGAGAGGCGGCTGAAAAACTATTGGACGCTCCAAGTCGAGGAAGACTACGGAATGGATAGTCCAGAGTGGACGGCCGATCACGGCCCCATGACGTTACCGAGGCCGCCCGAAGAACATCTCCGACTGATACAGGAGCGCCTGTCTCACCCGGCGGTTGCGGATACTGAATTGACGGACGAGTAGCCCCCTTCTTGCCGATGACGGTTGATTTAGACAGCCTTGACCCAGCGGTGCGTGAGCTTGCCTTCTGGTTACAGGACAAAATCTACAGAGAGGGTATTGAGGGGATCCACTTCATGCGGGACGCCCGGCTGTGGGCGGAGGACAACGCCGCCGACGTAACGGCTCGGGAAATTACGAAGGAGGTTAACAAGCTGTGAAAGAACAGGAAATCATTTTTAAAGCTGTTTCTGACCTACAGGCGGCACTCCCTTCTGCGTATCCGGTTCGGACTCGTGGTGGAGACGCTGGGGCCGGCCCTCCGTTGTGTCTTCTTGGCTGGGATTCGACCCGACTCGGCGAGAATGGCGCGAACCCACTCGCCGGAATTGTCCGGGATGAGGGTGGAACTGCGACCGGACGCGAGCTTCATCGGTATCATCTGATGGAACTGGATGTGACGATCCGCACGTATGATGAGAGTGACCGCGACGTGTTGCTTTCTGACGTAGCTGACGCCTTCCTGCCGTATGAGTACGACGCGTCTGTTTTCCACGACGACACAACTGAGTGGGAGATCGGTGACCCCTCGCCGCGATCGAATCCCGTGGTTGAACCCGACTGGTACGAAGGAGGGCTGACGATTCGGTTCAGATACGTAAGCCGGGTCGAGCAGGACGCCAGCGCCCTCACGTCTACGGAATACACCGTGGACGGAAGCGGAGTATAGCGAACAACTCTACTAACAACTTTTAGAATTTTTTATGGTTACTATTGGAAGCACTACCCTTCCGGGAGTCCAGAGCAACGTTGAATCTGCGTCCAGCGCGGGCGTTAACGTCAATGCGGCGGCTCAGGTCGGACTCGTCGGACAGGCAGACTTAGCGAACGGAACGGCGGAAGCAAACACGGTCTATTCGGTCACGACTCCGGTGAAGGCCCGAACGTGGTTCGGTGAGGGATCGCCACTTGCGGAGAACTGTGTTGACGCTCTCACCGAAGGCGCATACCCGGTCTACGCGGTCGCACCGGAGCGGGTTTCGGTGGACGGAGAGGATCTATCCGGCCTTGGTTCCACAAGCGGTGTTCTGGAGAACACCCCCGGCCCGGAAGAAGCGTCGGCGTACTCGTTCTCGGTTGATTCGACCGAGAAGACTGCGGTTGTCACGATGGACGACCCCAGCACGAAGTCTCCAGGAACGGACGAGGTGTACGTTAACCCCGTGACTGGAGAGTTTGAGCTTGACGCCGCTCCCAGCACGTCGGGGTCGGCTGATTACGCGTACTTCGATTACCCGAGCGCGACCGAGACCCTGTACTCGGAGGAGGCTGACCGGCTCGATCTCGTTGGTGTCCTGAACGAGAACGGCGATGTTGTTTCGGACGCCCACGACGAGGCCAAGGAACACGAAAGCCGGTATGAGTTTACGGTCGTGGTTGCTGGGGCGGCTCCCCGGCTCACGACGACCGGGTACACCAACCCGTTCGACTCGTCCCGCGTCCAGTTGCTCTACCCGAGCCGGAACGCCGACGACGAGAGCATCATTGGGTCGTACATCGGCCTTCGGGCGGTTCTGGGCATCAACAACAGCCCGATGTGGAAGCGGCTTCAGACCCAGCGCGACCTTTCGGAGACCCTTTCGAAGTCTGAACAGCTTGAGCTGATCGGCGAGAAGGTCGTCCCCGTTGCTGATGAGAGTCGTGGGGCGCGTATCGTGGAAGACCTGACCTGTGTTAGCGACGAGAACTCCGAGGAAGACGCCATGCGACAGGTGCTTCACCGGCTTATCGTTGACTACGTTACCGAGGTAGTCTACCGCACTTCGGAGCGGTTCATCGGCGAACTTCACACGCAGGCGGCCCGCAACGCCCTGTCGACGATTATCGGTGGGGAGATGGACCGGCTTCTGACTCAGAACTCGATTCTGGACTACAGCGTGACCGTCGAGAAGGTTGACGCCATGACCGCTTCGGTGGACGTGGGGATTGACACGGTGGACCCGCTCCGTAACATTCTCGCCACGATTGCGGCCGGAGAAGTTCAGCGAACGTTGGCCTAAGAGCCGCCTTCCTGCTGTTATCGGACGATTGCGAGACTAATCTTTATCATTTCCATCTATGGCTAACCGAAAAGAAAGCGCGGCTGATATTACTGTTACTGTTGGAGAGGAGGAGGTCGTTGTCGAGAGCCTGTCCGTCACGAAGAACGTCGACGTGGACACGATCTACGGTTCGGGACAGACTCTCCCTGATGGGTACGCGATCAACCAGGTCTCCTATGAGGGGGACATGACCTGTATGGGTCAGAAACTGGACCTTGAGGACAAGTTCTTTGACGAGAACGGTATCCCGAGGGTTCTGGACGCGATCACGATCACCCACCACGACGGCAGTTCGTCTTCGCTTCTGGAGATTATCCTGATCAGCGAGGGCTACGAAATGTCTGCCGGCGAGACTGTCGAGACTTCATTCGAATTTATCGCGATGAAGAAGGCCCGTAACGGGACCGCCGATACGGACCCGACCGACGCCTGAAGCATAGGCTACTGAATACGAATTTCTACACTTTTTGAGACTATGAGCGCATCCAAAGGCAAACTGTACGACATGTGTGTTCGCGGCCGTGACTACCGCGAAGACTACGATCTCGAAATGATGGGCGAGGAAGTGATTGCTTCGCTGGCCCCGCTGGCAGACGAACACTTCCTGCCGATCTCGGCGTTCCTTAAGGAACACATCGGCATTGACGAGGAGGAGGCCGTCGAGGCTGTTGAGGAGGCAAAGGAGCAAGCCGAGGAAGATGGCGAAGACTCGATCGACATTTCGAAGATGGACGAGGAGTTCGTTATTACACTCCAGAGAGCGGCAATTCTGGGTATCAAGGGGTCTTACGATGAAGACGGAGATCTTGTTGAGTACGACGAAGACGACGCCCGGAAGATGGTCAAGATGATGGTCGGCGGCTACTCCGTCGAGCTTGGCGGAAAGGTTCTCGAAATCTCGGGTGATGTTCGGGACGCCACGAAATTTCGTGGAAGCCGGGGAAGCGTCTAAGGTAGTCGCTCTACTTGACGCTGGGGTTCCGTTGGTGGAATCCCAGAAGGACTTGACGCCGTTTCAGCGAATGGTTCTGTTGAAGGAACTTGAGCGGCAGGAACAGGCGAGCCAATCCGGTCAAACCCAGCGGCCCGGACAAGTGAACCAGTTACGTCAGCCCCGTGGCGGGGGCGGCGAGACGGTGACTTACGTTAACGACGGCGGCTCGTAACGCCGCACTTTTCGCAGATATGGCAAATTCAGAACCAGTTAGAGTCGCCGTTGAGATTATCGACAAGTTCTCGGATGATCTGAAAGAACTGGAGGCCTGGTTAGAGAAGATCGACGGGAAGACCCTGAACGTTGACCTCGACATTGATGACGGGCGACTGGAGGAAATAGAAGCCCGCTTGGAGAAGTTAGAGGAAGACATCAACGCGACCCTGAAATTCAAAACTCGGGGTTATGGGAAGGCGAAGGCCCAGAAAGAGGACTTGGAGGGGGACATGTTTTCAACCCTCCACCTCGGGGTAGACAAGGATCAACTCCGTGGACTCGGGAATCTGAACGGTGGAGAGGGATTCAATCCGCCCGGAAAGGGGAGCGGCTTGGCCGGCCTTACCGGATTGGAAGGTCTTGATCTTGCGGATGATGTTTTCGACCACACCCTTGAGAACCTACGTGGATTTGAGGGGTCGTCTGGAGACTACGCGGATTCAGTTCGTCGCTTTTCGCCGGAAGAGCAAGAAGCCGTCAATGACTGGTTGATTAATCCGGCCGTTGCGAAAGCCCACAACCGAGGTATCCCGGCGAAAGACCGCGACGGATGGATTGGACCGTCGAATTGGGATTTCGGTATTGGGGAAAAGTGGGGGCCGGAACCCCGCTACCTTGGTGACAAGAAGCGGCTCGACCCAGCGACAGACTTCCTTCGTGGCGTGAAGGAGATGACTGATTCGCTGGACGAGCTTGAGGGCGTCGGGCCGAATATCGATCCCGACGATTACTCCTTCCCGTTGAAAACGGGCCTCGGTGACCCGGACAGCAATCGGAACGCCGCCGAGATAGACTTCCTTCGCTCGATCAATCGGGCGACGGGGAACATTGACGTGGGAGAGGCGATCTTCAACGGGGGCCGCTTTGGCGATCTCGACTTCCAGGCGAGCGGCTTTGATCCGGGCCTGTTCTTCCCGGACGGGTCCCGCGGAAACTACTCGTGGTCAATTCCTCAGCGGGTCGGCCGACGAACCGGGCGGGCGTATGGTCGCGCTCGGGCCGGTGTTAATGGGTTGTTCACGCGGGCGCGGGGAGCCATGCCTTCCGGAGCGGAGTTGGACACGTCCAATTTCTTCGCAAATCGCCAGTTCAAGGGGATTGGTGACACGCTGAAGAAGATTCTCCCGACCAACATGGCGAAGTGGTACAAGCTGGTCGCGCTGATGCTACCGCTTCTCATTGCCCTCGCTGGAGCCGCTATGGGCGTGGTTGCGGCCTTCGGGGCACTCGCTGTGGCGGGAGTCGCAATGGGCGGAATAGGTCTTCTGGGCTGGGGAGACAGCCTTGAAGAGTCTCTCCGGAACGTCCAGAGAGAGATTGGAAATCTAAAGAAGGAGCTGTTCAGCGTTCTCCGACCAGCGGCGAACGCCTTCCAGCCGTTCACGGCACAACTATTCGACGGTCTGCCGAGGATGGTGGACCGGCTGGTTGAGCCGCTACAAGGACTCACCGACACCGGCTACGATATTTGGTGGCTGGAATCCCTTGAGGGAACGTCTCAATGGCTCTCGGACCTGTTGTGGGCCGCAAGCGACTTGGCCCCGCAGATTCAGGCGATCGGCACGGCGTTCGGGGCGGCGTTCGGTGATTGGTTGATCGGGTTCCTGATTCGCATGACCAACGAGGTCTACGAGAATTGGGAGATGTGGACGAAGCTTACCCGCTCGTTCCTTTCGATCATCAATCTGATCTACGAACTGGCTAAGGTGGTCGCGTTCGTCGTGGCTCTGCTTGAGCCGTTCCTTACGTTCATCGGACGGTTAGCAGAATACCTCGGGAACGACCTGCTGGTTGCCCTTCTCGCCGCTATCGCCGCGATGTGGGCGCTCGACTTCGCCTTGGCCGCCGTGGCCGCGAAAGCCGGGTTTGCGACCTTTGCGGCAATGGCATCCAGTCTATACGCGGCGGCGACGGCTGGTGGTGTCCTGAACGGGGTGCTGGCTTGGACGGCCGGGATCCTGGACACGATCATTGCGAAGGCGACATTAGCGAACATCCTCACGGGAGGTGTTCTGCTGGCGGCCGGAGCCGTGGTTGGATACGGAGCGTATAGGTCACTCAAATCTGACTCGACCGCCTCGGACGCCCTTGGCGGCAGGAACGTGCCTGCCTCTCGGGGGAGTGGCATGGGGCCGGCTCCGGCTGGGGCTGGTGGCGGCACCCAGATCAATATCTACGGAAATGTTGGGCACAGCGAGTACCAGCGGCTCAAGGACGAGTTCCCGACGCTGTACGGAGAACAGGCCGAAATTGACGAGAAAACCACGAAATGACACAGGATTCATTTGAACTATCTGGACCCGTTGATTTTGCTCCGTTCTACGTTCCGCGCCGGTTTTCGTGGGGGAAGGAACGAAACCTCGATCGAGAAGATAACTTCTGTGGAAACGAAGACATTACCGACCTCGGAAGCAAGAATCGGGAAATTCACGTCTCGGGGCTGGTTCGTGATCCCGAGCTTCCTGCCTTTAACGGCCTACTGGACACCGACGAGCCGATGGATTTGGTTTCCCCTGGCTGGTCCGGTGAGGTTCGCGTCATGGACGGAGAGTTTGAGGGACCAAATGGGATCGACCCGGTTTCCCGACAGAATCTCTTTCAGTTTACGCTGAATCTTGTTTCGACCGGCCGCGACGAAGGACCGCTCCGTACCGACGAGACCGACGACGTTCCCGGTTCGGTCAACGTCGGGCTGGGATTCGTGCGATGACGTGTTCGCTTGCCAGTCAAGCCCGGCTTTACTTTCCCTATTCAGACCTTGCTATTGGACTCTATGAGGTGTCCACACGGTCTCAGCGAGGGAAGTATTCTCACGCGAAGATCCGCATTAAGCGGGAAGATGGAGACACCATCGAGAACGAGGTGGCAGTCGAGGAGCCGGTCTTGCTCAAGTTCGGCGACGTTGTTCAGAATCGCTACATCTACGAATCAGATAGTCTCCGGCTCGCTAACGACAAGGCGTGGCTGACTCTGTACGACGCCCGGAGAATCCTCAACAGCGGAGTTATCTCTAACAAGTTCGATGAAGTCTCATTAGAAGACGTTGTATCGTTTATCGTCGAGGAGAGGGAAGACCCGTTCAACGCGATCACGGGATATGCGTTCCCAGATGAATCGGCGAACGCCGAAACACAAAGTTGGAAAGAGCAGTACGTTGAGGCGGTGGCCGGAGAAGACGTCGACGCAAACGATGGCGGGCTTCTCGGATTCGTTGAAACAGCCGGAGCATTTCTGACTGGCCTGATAGCCGACGCGACGTTCATTCGTCGTGACAAAGGCGGATTTGACTTTGAGGACATATCGCCGAATGACGCTCTCAAACAAGTCGAGGCCGAGTACGGCGTTGAGGCGTGGGTTAACGAGGAAGGCGTCTTGTACGTCGGCCGTCCCGAAAGCTCACCCAACAACAGACACGTTGTTCCCCCAAACATTCGGGAGTCTCCCTACGTCATTTCCGATTACAATATCACGAAGGGCGTGACGCCGATTACGAACGTCCACCTCACGGGAACGCAGACGTGGCAGAAAACTGGTGACGGGATGTTTGACGGCAATAAGGCGCTCTACCCCATCGGTCGGGCGACGATCGAGGGCCAAGACGGGGGGACATACGCCCCGGACGAACCGTTACGACTCCGTTCTCCTGAAGCCCTTGAGAGAGCGGCCCGAAACAGGCTGATCGACTTGGCTATGTCCGAACGGAACGGGAATTTCGTTCTCAACGGATTCGCGTCTACGGAGCCGGAGAAGCTGGTCACCATGTCTGTTGGCGACACTCTCGTTGTAGCACCCAATATCGGTGAATACTGTACAAAGGACGTGGACGGCGGCGTGTTCGTCGTTGAGGAAGTCCAGCACCGGATAGATACCCGGAACGGCTGGAAGGTGACCGCCGAGGTCGGCGCGGTTCCAGACAATATCACCACCTCGTCGGTGTGGTATCTACCCGAAAAGGACGAAGAATACGCTGACCTACCCGCTTACCAAAATGACAACTAAATTAGGACGAGTTACATCGGTGTTCATTGACCCCGACGACAACGAGGTGAAGGTAAGCGTTCTTACTGGACCGAGACAAGAGGCGCGGGTCATTCCGTTCAAGACCCCAGCGAAGGGGCTGTGGGCGGTTCCAAACGAGGGGGACGTGGTTGAGGTGTACCACGTCAATCGAGAGCCGAACGCCCGGTATCCTCACAACAGCCCGGAGTTCTCTATTCCCGCAGACTTGGGAGAAGGGGACTTCTGTATCAAGCTGAATGAGGGAACCGAGCTACGCTTCTCGACTCAAGAAGACGGTACGGTGGATCTATCGGTAACTGCTGACGGAGACGTCTCAGTCACCGCACCGAGTGTTAAGATCGGAGACAGCAATGGGGACTTCAAGCCAGTTGCCCGACTGGGAGACTCCATTAGCGGCACCGGCTACGATGGGGCCTCTGTCTCCGGACAGATTGAGACAGGATCTTCATCCGTTAAATCGTCCTAAGAAGGAACGCGGTTCACATTGGAACGACGCCCTTCTCGCAGAACTCGTTAAAATCCGTTTACAGTCTTCCCTTTAGTTGATCCTGTAGTTCAAAACGCCACACCACACTATTAGTGTGATTCATATTAAGCGCACTGTATTAACAATATAATGTACTCATATTATTCATGGATTTAGGGCTAAACGAAAATTTTGATCTCTCATTAGACGACAGAAATGACCTTCCGCTCGTCCGGGGCCGAGAGGGGTTTGAACAGCGGCTTCGGCTTTCCGTCACATCATTTTTCAAGAACGTCGTTGGGGACACGAGCCGGGGAACCGCACGGAAACTGATCGAGCTACAGGCACAGCGTATTGCCCAGCAGTATACCGAGATAGATCGAGTCGTTCAGATTCAGACCGAATACGACGGGATGCGGGCGAACACGATTAACTTGACAATTATCTACGACACGGGAGACGACTTCACGTTCCCCATTTCTGACTAAAATGACGATGGAAGACGGGCGCTTCGTCCCGGACGCGGAAGACGAAGTGCTGGAAGTTCTGATGAACAACGCCCGCGACGTGTTCGGGCCAGATCTGAACGACGACGAGGAAGCGGTCATACGACTTATCTACATTCCGGTGTCTCGTCTGTTGGCGGAGAGCCAAAGCGAACTACGGACGGTTCTCGACTCGGCCCAACTGGAGTTTGCCCAGGGGAAGGCTCTCGAACTACTAACCGCCCTTATTGGCGTTCGTCGCCGGCCAGCGACACGGGCGATCGGGGAAGTGACGTTCAGTCGGGAGACCGCCGCGACGGTTAGCTATACGATCCCGAGAGGGACGCGGGTACAAACCGACGCTGTTGATCCGGTTCGGTTTGAGACTACCGAGGCAGTCACACTTCCTGCCGATCAGACGAGCGTTTCAGGTGTCCCTGTAAGGGCGTCCGAGCCTGGAGTCTCTGCGAACGTTGGGTCGAACACGCTGACTGTAATGACCAATCCGCCTACGGGGGTGGAGGCGGTCACGAATCCAGACCAGACCGATGGGGGAACAGACGCCGAGGAGGACGACGATCTTCGCGCTCGGGCCAAGGACGAGCTTTCTGACGGCATGAGGGGAACGGCTCGTGGGATTCGGAACCAGTTGGTCAAAATGCCGACTGTCAAATCGGTCTCGCTGTTCATTAACGACGGTGAACAGACCGACGCGGCAGGAATCCCGTCCCAGCACACGGAGTGCGTCGTGGAGGGCGGCGACGACCAAGACGTGGGCCAGACCATTTTCGACTCAAAAGGGGCCGGTGACGGGACACACGGCGGCGCTCACGGGACCAGCGTAACCGTCGAAGTCGACATAGGTAATGGTCAGACGCACCCGGTTTCGTTCTCTCGTCCGAACGTCGTCCAGATTTTCGTCGACATGGAGCTGTCCACGAACGACGAATACGGAGGCGACGACAGCGTTCGGGACGCGATCGTACAGTACATTGGCGGGACGATTACCTCCGGAGCAGACGATGACGGCGAGCTTCGGGTGGGTGACGACGTGATCTACACGAAAATCTTGTCGGCTGTTCTTTCGGTTAACGGGATAGACGACGTTCCTGCTCTTAGGGTCGGGAAGGCGGCTTCTCCGGATGGGGTCTCGAACGTCGCTGTTGCGGATACCGAGGTTGCGACTTCGGACGCGACGGACGGCTCGATTACGATTACTGCGGTGTGACCGATGAGTGTTTATTTAGACCACGAAACCACCGAGGAGTCGCTGGCGGCCCAACTCCCCGACTTCATGCCGAAAGACCCGGAGAGCGGGAATTACAAGTTTCTCTCAACGATCGCGGAACGGCTGGACGCGACCGACGCCGACATAGCCTCGGTCGATCGGGCCACGACCGTCCAGTATGCCGACACCGTTGATCAACTGGAGCGATTGGCCCGGCTGGTGGACTTGCGGCCGTATCGAGACGAGACGCGTGAGCATTACCGGGCGCGGGTTCTCGCGGAGTTTCAGTTAGTTACCTCACAGGGAACGGTCAAAGACCTCCTGAACGCAACGGCAACGATTCTGGACATTGAGATTGAAGACATTGGCTACACCGAGGAGTACACCGCTGGTGGGGGGAGCGCCCGGATCAATGTCCCGCTATCGAAACTCGATCAGATCGCGCTTTCAGATACCGAGTTCGGGCGAATTGTTTCCGGGCTAATTCCCGCAAGCTACCGGCTGGACGTACTGAAAGAGGGAACGTTCACGTACATCAGCCCGGAGACGTACAACGACGAAACGTTCGCACACGACCCCGAGAGGGGGTATGACGGGCTTGATGGAAGCGGCGATCCAAAAGACAACGGCGGCACTTACGCGGGAGTTCTATAACACATGGCAGATTATTCTACACTATTACAGACGTGGGGCGACACCGGAGAAGCATACCCCACCGGCTACTCTGTTCTTGAAGGCGAACAGCCAGTAGACGCGTGGGAGAACTTTGCGAAGTACAATATTATTGAAGACCTGAAGCACCTGATCTCGCTTACGAACGAGCGGATAGAGACGGACAAGGGGACCGCTGGGAGCGAGCCGTCGACACCGGATCCTTCTCACCTGTTTCACGACACGGACAGCGAGGCGCTGAAACTGTGGGATGGAACGGCTGGTTCGTGGCACCGCCTTCTCGCCGCTGACGGCGACACCCTTGAGGGGGCGCTGAACTTTGACGGAAAGGCCGCCCAGAACGTCGGGCCGCTCAACATGGCCGCGACCGCCGACCTCGACGGCAACGACCTCGTTGACGGAGCGGCAACGGTTTGGGACGCGACTGCTGGAGAGGTTCCGCTATCGGCTCTTGCGAACGACTCGGTGACTGTTGCGGCGGGAAGTGGGCTGTCTGGTGGAGGCTCTGTCTCTCTCGGCGGCTTGGTTACCCTTGATGTGTCCGATGGGTCTGGAAGCGGTCTGGACGCCGACACGGTAGACGGCTTCCACGCAGAAGACCTCGGTATGAATATCGAGGAAGATGGTTCGCTGGCTGTATCCAGTTCGACCGGGATTGACTTCACCGGACACCTGAACGTGATTGACGACGGTGACGGGACGGTAACGATTGACCCGACACACAATCACGACGGGAGATACTACACCCAAAGCGAGGTTCGAAATTGGGTCAATGGTAACGCCGACGTTCCGAACGCCGACTACGCCGACTCGGCCGGAAACGCGGACACCCTCGACGGAAACCACGCGAGTTCGTTTGCGTCGTCCGGGCACACCCACGACGGGAGGTACTACACCAAGTCTCAGACCCGTAGTTGGGTCAATAACAGCGCAGATGTTCCTAATGCTGATTACGCCGATAATGCGGGAAACGCTGATACGGTAGATGGGTTTGATGCTTCCCAACTAACGGGACCAGATGTGTCCTACATCAACGATCCAGACCTTTTCGGTTCCTACGTTACTAATGACCCTAATGGAAAGTTCCCAATCAAAACGGGATTCGACCCCATTTCTTCAGTCAGAAATATATCGGGTACCGTGAGGCTTGAAGCAGGTGGTAATAATGATAGATTACAAGCAGACCTCCAAGAAGTCCAGATACGTAATGCGGAGACGGGAAATTGGGAGACGATAGACACGATAAACGATACTGTGTTTTGCTATGATGATGAAATAAAAACGCGGTCGTTCTCTGGTCTTAGTGGGGGGGCGATTACGAACGAAATACGAGTCAAAGGAGGCATTGTGAACAACGATTACGAAGGAGAGGTAACACTATCCGCAGGTGGAGAAATAAAGGTGGTTCTCTGACCGCCCACTCCTTGCCGAGTTTTGCCAATGTCGATAGTGTAGACTTTGGCACAATTGACTTCGCTTGGAGCGCGAAATTTGAAATGTTATATTATGAGACATAAACCCATATGATTTCTACAATACCTCTTGGTGCGGTAGTCGCACCTATCATCTCGGCGATTGGCGTAACGCTTCTGTATCACAATTACCCCCCACGCTCCGCGGTACCGGGGGTTCGGTGAACATGAGTATTCTAAAATGGCTCGGAGCGGGTAGTGAAGACGAGACGCCCCGATATGGGATTCTATCATCGCGGGCTGAATGGCACGCTTTTGCTATCGGTCTCTCTGTCGGATTCACAACGGCCCTAACCGGCGGGAAGGACGCCGCGTGGCTGTTCATTATCCTTGCGGGGATTGCGTTTGGAACGGCCGAGGTGGAAGTCGGCCACCTCAAGCACGTTCAGAAGGAGCCGTACTACGCGCTGGTGGCGTCGATGGTCGGGTTCCTTCTGACGGCGTTCGTGATCATCCCTCGGCTTCCGGCGGGGGTGCTGTGATGGGTGGCTTTGCTTCTCGCTGTAGAGAGTGTGGTTCTGAAAATGTCCAGCCTATCGGCGGGTGTCCGACGTGCTGGGATTGCGGCTGGTCGGCTTGCGGGTAGCCCCGTAGCTCCACCGGGCGCGCTGTAAGGGGGCGGGCTGTCGATTTTCCGACCCCCCCGGTGCGCTTCCATTTCCGTCCGGGACTGTGTGTAGACAGTCTCGGGCGGCTCTTTTTTAGACTCTAACTTATCATATATCCTTCAGATATTCTCGACGACGTTCGGCTTTCTCGTCGTGCGAACCTTTGTCATAGTGTTTGTCGAGGATCTTCCCGCTCATGTTGACTCGTTCGCTGGTCACGTCTTTCGGCTGGCCGGCGTTTTGGGCGGCGGTCACGTAGCCCCGGCGGATGGCGTGGGGGCTGACCGAGCCGGGACACTTGTTCGCTTGATCGAACGGGATCGCTTCACAGGTGTCGGGGTCTCTGTTGTATGGGCACTTCCCGCCGTTGTGGTGACATGGCCGGGTTGACGTGTAGACGTACTTTTGGATCGTAGTCCGTGCGGCCCGCCCTTCGCGGGTGCTGATTAGGGGCCTTCGTCCGAATTTGTCGGTCGTTTCGTCTCTCCGGTCGTTAATGTAGTCGGAGATTATCTCGGCGGAGTCGGGTGAGAGGATCACGTCCCGTTCGCTCTTCTCTTTCCGCTTGAGGGGGGTCTTGGTTTCGGGCCGGTGTCGGATTTCCAGAGCCGGGCGAGCTTGGTCGAAGTCTCGCACGTCTAAGGCCCGAAGGCCACTTAGCCGCATCCCGCCTTTCCAGAGGATCAGCATGACGGCGTGACGCGTGCTGGCGTATTCGTATTTTGAGAGGTACTGGAGTATGGACTTCGCTTCTTGCCGCGTGAGGTATTCGTCGCAGATTTCGTCGTCTTCGGAGACTTTGGGGATTCGGATGAGGTCGCTGAGTCCGGTGGGAACGGCTTGGATTGTCGCGGCGTATTCGATGAAGTTCCGGACGGTGTTCATGTCGTTCTTCGCCGTGATGGGCTTCACGTCTTCCAGTCTCCACTCTTTGAAGCGGTCGATTAGCTCGGAGTCGAGGTCGTTCATGTCCTCGATTCCGCGCTCGTCGCACCATTCGAGGAAGCGGCGGAGGGTGGTGCTGTAGTTGTAGTGGGTCTTGTCTGTGATGTGGCCTTCTACGTCTCGGAGGTAGCGGTTCACGGCGTCTTTCGGCGGCGTGGGTTTGAGTTTCATCGGTGGGTCTCCTGCCGGGGTCTGCTGGAGGCACGCCCGTCGATGGATCGGCGGTAGCGGGGCGGCCTGGAGGGCCGCTCCGCGTCGAGGGTTCAAATCCCTCCTCCGGCTCTCCTGCCGAGTGTGGCGAGACTGAAAGTTGAGAGAGGGATCTGAATCGGGGAACGGGCGTAGCGGACTGACCGTGGCTCGCGACGTGCCCCTCCGGGCTTCCCCGACCGGATCACGCGCGCCGGCCGCCCTCGTCACCGGTTCCGCCGCCAACGCTTAACGGCGCAGACGGCGTCGATCGGGACGATGGCGACGCACGTCTGCCCCACCTGTGGCCGGGACGACTTCGCACGCGAGCGGGACATGAAGGCACACCACACGATCGCTCACGAGGAGAAGCTCGTGGAGTATCGGAACCTGCGGGAGTGTCCGACCTGTGGCGAGGTCTTCGCGAACGAGGGGGGCATGAGAGCGCATCACAAGATCCGCCACGCGGAGAGCATCGCCGAATCGCGAAGTCTCGCGCGGTCGGTTCGGGAGCAAGTGATAGAGCGCGACGCGTCCGTCTGCCAACGCTGTGGCGCGGACGTCACGCCGACGGACGAGGACGGGCCGGACTTCCAGCTCCACCACATCGTTCCGTTCTCCGCCGGCGGTCCCGACCATCCGGACAATCTGATCACCCTGTGTAGCGACTGCCACGGCGAGGCCCACCAGCGGATGAGGCGCATCGTCGAGGAACGGCCCGACCTCCTCGAGGAGCTGAAAGCGTTCGCGTGCGGCCCCCACGAGCGCGGCTGACCGGACGGACCCCCCGACCGAGACGGGGAGGCGGCCGGTCGCGTGCCCCGCCCGTGACGAGCGTCCCGGCCCCTCGGCGGGCCGTCGCGCTCGCCGACCAAACGACTCTTGTGGACGAGATCGTTTCGTCCGGTATGAACCTCCGCGGGCGGCGCGCCACGCTCGCCGTCCTCCTGCTCGTCGCGCTCGCGGGGTGTGCCGGTGGCGTCGTCGACGACGCTCCCTCGTCACCCGCCGACTCGACGGAGGGGGCCGAGCCCCGTGTCCCGGAGACCGGGACCGAGTGGACGGTGACCGTCACCCGAGTGATCGACGGGGACACGATCGAGGTCGCGTTCCCGAACGGCGAGACCGACACGGTTCGACTGTTGGGCGTCGACACCCCGGAGACCTCGCTGGACGCGGTGACGCCGGCCGAGTTCGAGGGGATCCCGGAGACCGCCGCCGGCCGATATCACCTCTACGCGTGGGGTGAGAAGGCGACGCGCCACGTGAGGGACGAACTGGCCGGCGAGGAGGTACGGATCGCGGTCGACGAGGCGACGGACCGCCGCGGGGGGTTCGGCCGGCTCCTCGCGTACGTGTACCTCGACGGGACGAACGTCAACGAACGGCTCCTCGCCGACGGATACGCGCGGGTGTACGACTCCTCGTTCACGATGCGCGCGGAGTTCGACGCGGCGGAACGGGCCGCCCGCGGGGCGTCGCTCGGCCTGTGGGGGTTCGAGGCGTCACGCGCGACCGAGCTCGTGCCGACCGACGCCGGCGACGTGACCGTTCCGCCCCCGCCGCCCGACGGCGACTACGACTGCTCGCACTTCGACACGCGGGCGCAGGCGCAGGCCGTGTTGGACGGGGTCTCGGGGGATCCTCACGGGCTCGACGGCGACGGCGACGGGATCGCCTGCGAGTCGCTCCCCTGA